TGATTGCCAACATGACCCCAGCCGAAGCGGGCTGGCGTGGTCACCTCACCCTGGAGTTCAGCAACAGCTCCGGCGCCGACTGCAGGCTCTATGCCAACGAAGGCATCTGTCAGCTGCTGTTCTTTGAGGGTGATCCCTGCAGCGTCAGCTACCACGACCGTGAAGGCAAATACCAAGACCAAGACCACGAGGTGGTCCTGGCCAAGGTGTAGCCAAAGGGGTGGCAGGTGGCCGGTCCTCACGCAAAACATTTCACTGCTCTACATGACTGAACTTGAACTTCTGAGCGAGTACCTACAAACAGATCCAACCTCGCCTAGTGGGCTTCGCTGGATTAAGCCTTCTGGCAGGTCAATCGCTGCTGGTCAGCCAGCTGGCAGCCGAGACCCTCGGGGCTACTACAACTTGCAGTTTCGGGGTAGGCACTACAAGTGCCATCGACTGGTCTTGTTGCTGAACGGAATCTTTCCACCAGAAGGCTGCACGCTGGTTGATCACATTGATCGAGACCGCAGCAACAACCTTCTGTCCAATCTGAGGTGGGCTTCGCCTTCGGTCAATACTCGGAACTGCCGAGTTATGGGGAAAACGCCATATCGGTACGTCAGGCGCAGGGGGTCCGGGCGCTTTGAGGCCCAGTACAAACACCCGCTGACCAAGAAGAAGGTCTATGTAGGGGTCTACGACCAGGCCTGCCTTGCCCACCAGCAAGCCCTAGCGCACCGGCTAGAGCATCACTGGATCACGTAAAGGGGTGGCAGGTGACCAGGGCTCACGCACCACTGGCCTCACCGCAGCCTGCCGCTACGGACGCCTTGAGCCCTTAAAAAGGTCAAGGCCATCAATCTAGCCACTTTTCTGAGACTCTGCCGATGGCACAGCCGGGCACATCCGTTGATTGGATTCTCAAGCAGTCGCACCGCTACCCACTGTTGACGCCAGACGAGGAGATCACGCTGGCGCGTCACGTGCAGGAATGGCAGGCGATCAAAGACGTAAAGCGTCCAGGTCGGCGCCAGAAGGCGATCATTGCCCGTGGTCGCCGCGCCCGTGATCGCTTCTTTCTCTCCAACATTCGCCTAGCGGTCAATGTCGCTGGCAAATACCACAAGTTCAGCGGCACCCTTTCCCTAGAGGATCTGATTCAAGAGGGGCTCATTGGCTTGGATTCGGCTATTGCCAAGTTTGATCCGGGCTTGGGCTACAAGTTTTCTACCTACAGCTATTGGTGGATCCGCCAAGGCATCACCCGTGCGATCAATCGACACAGCCGCATCATTCATCTGCCGATGCATGCCAATGATGTGATCCGAAAGGCGATGGACTACATGCATGAGCAGTTGCGCATCACCGGCAAGCTGCCGCCATTGGAGGAGGTGGCCAAGCTCAACAAGGTGGCCAAGCAGACGTTGGTTGGCTACTTAAACCACAACGCGTCGGTGGTCAGCCTTGATCAGCGGATGTCCAACAATGAAAACCACAACGAGTTTATGGAGGTAGTGGCTGACCCGAATAGTCTGCATCCTGCGGATGACCCGCTTGAAGTGTTCAATCCAGCCTTGCACGAGGCAATCAAGGAGCTGACACCCACCCACCAGCACATCATCAAAGAGCGCTACTTCAACGATGAAGCGCAGCCGGTGCCTTTCAAGCTAATTGGCCAAGAATTGCAAACCAGCCGCCAAGCGACGCAGCAGATGCACGACCGTGCGTTGATCAGCCTACGGCTCAGACTTGGTGGTCTTCAAGGGCAAGCCTGCATTCAAGCTCTGCAATCCGCCTAGTCGCGCCACGGATAATCAGATCTTGGTGCAGAGACAGCTGACAGAGGCGCATCAACATGTCCTTGGCCTGCGGCAGGCTGTAGCTTTCCACAGCTCGCCGTTGCTGCTCCAACGTGAGCAGATGCTCCGGTCCAGGCTTGGGGACCATCCATTCACCCCAAGCCATGACGGGAACCTAGAAGGTTGCGCTAAGTATTCCGGTGGATGAACCTGTGATCAATCAGGTCACCACCGCACACGGAATCAAGTGGCGAGTGTGCGGCCTTGGCTACTGCACAGAACATCAACAGCGCTGGCAAGCAGAGGTGATGTTTGAGTGCATGTTGGTGGCCAAAGGCTTAAGGAATGACAAAGCACACCCGCTAGACTGAATGCGGATGTGTTCACCATGGGCCCCCTGTTAGCCGGGGGCTTTTTCATGCCGCATCGGGCAGGTCATCTGGGTCATCCAATTCACGGCTCAACCAAAGGCGCGTTTGATCTTCGTGATAGCTCAGGTAGGTAATGCCATTGGCCATGGCCATCCAGATAACGACACCAGTGTCACGGCGATGCACCTTCCAGAGGCCAGGCTGAATGCGTTGACTGATGTTTGGGGTGTTCATGGCTCGGCAATGATGCACCAGCCGCTGCGGGTTCCTTCCACCAACCAGCGTGGCCCCCAGTTCTTGCGGCTGTAGGCAATGCCAGCACCTTTGCTATTGAGATAGATGCCGTTCACCACATCCATCTCCCCAAATGGATCATTCACTAGGACATGGCCGCCAGTTAGGCCGATCACTGTGAGCCAGTGGCCCCCACCGCTGGGTGCAGCACTGCTGCCGTGGTGCAGGAACCCGCAAGGCACCGGCACATTGCGATTGAGCTGTTGCTGCAAGTCATCCCATCCACCGTCTTGCGCAAATCGAGCTTTGATGCCGTAATGCGCCAGTGCTTTGAGCTGGGCATTGGCGTCGGTGGTGTCACCAAAGCGCAGCACCGTCTTGAGGTATTGATCATCGGCTGCAGCGCCGGTAATTGCACCAGGTCGGAGATAGGAGACGAGCATGGCGCAGCTGCTGCTGAAGCACATGCGCTTCGCTTGGCCCGCAACGGTTGAATCGCGTTGGCTGTAGTAGGGCACCTTCAGGGGTGTGTTGGGCTTCTGCTGCGCTGGTGTTTGCAGGCGCTGCTCACCGCAGAACAGAGCCACCTCAGCGGCACGCCGTCGCTCCAGACCGGCCAGTACTGCCTCACCGGCATGCACCCACTTGGGCAATTCCTCTCGCACCACCTTGCAGGCATCCTCACCAGCGAGCAGCCGCTTGCGCAGCGTTGACTCCTCTAAGGCGCCGAGGCCAAGGTTGTAGGCAAAGCTGATGATGGCCGCCACCTGATTAGCGCTCCAGGTTTTGGCCATTGGCAGCAGCTGCAGCACACCGGGACCAAAGAGGTGTTCCACCTCGTTTTGCAGCAGCTCATCTGCCAGCGCTTGACTGATCGTGTCGCCCATGCGCACGGGTGCATCCATCAAGCGCGTGGTGCCCCAGCCGATAGTGGGCACACCAGCAGGGCACTTGTAGGCCTCAAGGCGGCAGCCCTCAAACTCACGGATCAACTTGAGTGCAGGCGTCAGCCATGACGGCGGCAGCGGTTGCTTGGTGAGCGGATCAGCGCGATACAGCTCGGCGAACTGCTTCAGCGTGTCTGCCTGAAGGTGTTCTTGAAGCCAGTCCCAAGCGGCGAGTTGATGGGGCAGCTGCTTGAAATGCTTGGCCGCATCACGCAGCTGAATGATGCTCATCGGGTTTTCATTTCAAGGGTGCGCACCCGTTCTTCCAGGCCAGTGAGCCGTTCGCGGGCATCGTTTTTCAATTCAGCAATGTCTTCGCGCACAGCGGCCATGGACTGATCGACACGGGTGACCTGCATGAACAAGCCGCCGATGCCAAGCACGGCAGCCACTAACAGGCCAGGCACGGCCTGGATCATCCATTCAGGCGTGTTGACCTGCTGCGGCTCCATCGGTCAACGGCGCTTGCGCTTGGTGTCTTGTTGAGCGGCCTCGGCGATACCGCGTAGGGCCGCGAGGATCAGCTGCACCCAGCCGTTTGCTTTGATGCCGGGGATGTAGCTGAGCAGCTCCGAGCCTGCCAGTAGAGCGATGGCCAGACCGGCTAGTTCTTCAGGCGTCATCCGGGCCTAGCTGTTGCTCTAAGTTGCCCGGCCAAAACAATGGCCCGGCCTAAGCCGAGCCAGCCCGATGCAAAGCAGAGCGGGAACAAGCGCATCGTAGGGAAGGTGACTACGATGGTTCAGGTGAAACATCGTCTGGCTGGATGATTCCGCAGGACGCCAAGACCTCGCGTGCCTCTGGGCGCAGCCTGCCGTCAGCCTCAAACAAAATCCAGCCGATGTAGGAGTGGGCGCTTGTTGGCTCAGCGTGGGCTGCTCCGTGTTGAATAAGACGGCTTGCCAGCTTCATGAATCTGGGAGACGGAAATGCCATCTCTTCGTCGGGGTCGGGTACGTCAAATCCTGCTTCGTGCATAAAGCGCTGTACTAACTCGTAAGACGGGAGATCTGGTAGCTGTGTCATAGGTGATTAGGGGAAGCGACTACTCGTTGTCGGGAAGTTGTTCAAGGGCGCGGCGGATGGTGTCTACACCAAGTTGAGTAGAGCTGTTATTGAGAATGTGAGCTAACGCCTCTAGCGCCTGCCCCTTCAAGCTCGGCGGCTTGGGGCGGCGGGCAGTCCAGATGTCTTCGGTTAAACGAACACGGTCGCTGGTTTCGTCGATATAGAAAACTCCCGCCCCATCAATGATCTCCATGCGGCAAGCCTCTAGTTCCTGGTCGGCGCCCCATTGGGCGGCGCGGCGAGCAATCTCTCCTTCGTAGTCCGGGCCAGTAGCCTCCATGTACCACTGCTTTATCAGCTCTGGCGGTGGGGTGATGGGATGTTGTTGTGTCATGGGTGATTAGTGGTAATGGCTACTTGCCCCAGCGGGCGAGGACGGCGCGGGCTTTGCGAATCTCTAGTGCTATCTCGTATTGGTGGCCATCCAAGTCATGGGCGCTTGGATGTGTTGGCGGAAAGTCGCAGATCGCCTGATGAAGCGTCTTGCATAGCTCCTTATCCGTCGGCCCCTGCGGCTCGGGCTGGGCCAAAGCGGCAACGGTGCGATCAACAAGCTCGTTGACTTTGGCGATACCTGAATCAGACAGGTTGGAGTGACTTGCGGCTAGCTCAATCACCCATTTGTTTAGCTCAGCGCACAGCGCTCGGAAGTCTGTCGGGTAATCTTCTTGGGTCATGGTTTCTAGGGAACTGTGGCCAGGGGCAGGAGGTGCAAACTCGCTGCCCCACCACTATACGCTTGGTCGGCAGTAGAGAGTAGGGTTACTCTCCCTGGCTAGGTATCACTCAGCCCACGCAGCATTAGCAATCGTCACTACCTTTGGGTCTTCACTGCTCAGGTCATCACCGGGCTGCAGCACATGGCGGTGATAGGAAGAAGACAGCACTTCGCCATCTTCCAGCACTCGAACAGCGGAACGCACTTGGATGGCATTGCTTTCCAGTACTTCGATTTTGTCAACAACGGTTTCTTTAGTGAGTGCCATGCTTAGGAACGTCCTCCAGACGTAACGGGTTTACAGGGTTCGTAGTTTTTAGCCGTTGCGGGCT